CATCATAGTACTCGCAGCCGCAAGACTCTCTGAACTTTACAGTCCAGAAGCTCTTGTCGACATTGACTTTGAAGCCAAAAGCTTCAAGCCAACTTATCACCATTGGTGCCCTCTCCGAGGGGACAATAATATCGTCCCCATAGGAGCGTACCTTACCCAAACAGGACTCAACATCCTGCCGGGTGATGGTATTCCAGCCCTTGTGCTTTATATCCACAAGGGTGCCTGCTACTGCAAGAGTAACAAACACCATCGTTTCAATGGGGAAGCACAAAGCCGAGCCCATAGAAGCGAACTTGGACAGACGAACTGTCTGACCAAGCACGTCAGCTCGAGTAGAGCGACAGGCTTGAATCGCACTGTTTAAGTGCGACCAAGGTCCCATCAACTCTATCAAAAGCTGATTAGAAAGCGAATCACTGGCTGCGCTAATATCTAGCGTAGCGAGCTCCCCGCTAAGGGAGCCCAATCTCGCGGCCTCTTGATTAGGAGACTGGTCGTTCAGTGAGACGAACCCCAACCGGAAACGGTCAAGGTTCTTGCGGATTTCACGGTCAAGAGCTTGCTGGCAGTATTGAACTGCTGTTGGCTCAATCGCGATTATCCGGGCTTTCTTAACTGTCTTAGGAACTGTGACAACCCTAACGGGTATCTCAGACCTAGGGCTAAGGAACGTGACATGCTCCGTGGCTTCACGCCAATATCGGAGATTTGGAACGAGGTATTCCTGATGAGGGAACCATTCGTCCAAACGTTCGGGCCAGGTGGCTTGACGCCACTTCTGGTTACCAGACAGCCTATCGGCTGTCTTGCCCGGACCATGTCTGGGGATAATCTCTCCCGAAAGGAGAGAGGATTCCGTGCTGCTAAGCACGTCTCCCCAGAGCAGGACAAAGAGCTTCTTAAGAAGCTCCAGTGAGTTGTCCTGAGGATCCCAATTCGACAAACGTCGATCAAGGTCCTTCACGTTCACTTCGGACTCCAGATACGAACGAAAGCCCTGAGCTTTAACAGCCTCAGAGTAATCGATCCTTACTTTCTCACAAAGTAAGCAGATTTGCCTGATTGCAAAGATGCAATCAGGGTCTGGTTCTAGGAGCAAAACACCATCTGGTCCAACTATACGCTGAAGGAAACCCCGTAGGAATACGGGGAGACCTGCTCGGCGCCGAAATCCGGCGAACGAGTCGTCAGCTACACACCCATCGCGCAAAACCCTTTCGAGGTCTTTTGCGTAGGTGGCAAGTCTGACCGCTAAAAACGGCAGACCTTCATAGTTG